TTAGAAAGTTTTTACGAATACTCTCCGAAAAACGAGTGCACGCCGAGATACACAAATCTGTGGTCTTTTGATTAGGTGTCACTTAACCAGTGAGCGTGTTACCGCTCAACGATAATCCCACTCCACAGCTTCAGAGTCTTGTGGGTCAAAAGACTCAGTTGCCTTTTCGATGGCGTCGTCAGCGATCAGTTGGTCACGTTCCTTATTCCGCTCTTTTTCGCGGTAGTCTTCCATCGTGTCCAGCTGTTCATTGTCATCCACCTCGTCTTCATGGAACTTGAGATCAGTAGAACGGTCGGAAGTTGACTGGTGATCGTCATCCTCTGGAGGTTCGAACTTGCCTCTCAAGGACTTACGGTCCGCCCGTTCTTCTTTCAAAATGTGTTCAACCTGTTTGCGCTGCTGCTCCTGTCTCTTCTCGCGAAATTCTGCCTTGGCAAAGTCTGGCGGTTGCTTGCCAAAGTGTTTGTCAGTCGCCTGACGATCCTTGGCGAAGCGTTTCACCTGACCTTTCCCGGCTGGAGGAGAGGTATGGACATGGACGGAATAATCTTCAAGTGCCACATCAGCATCCTTCAAATCCTCAATCTCTGCTCGAGACAGGGGTGTATCTCCTGCCCCTTTTGGGGGGTGGTACGGTCGCACAACCTCCGATAGCCCTGGCCCTTTCTCTTCACCATAGAAACGGGCAAGTGCCAGTCGATCTGGCAGCCACGGGATCTGATTTTTCAGATAGGTTAAGTCAAATTCGTCGTTGTCGATATTCGCTAGGTGGGGCTTAAACCCAGCACCGGGTGTATCACGCAGAACTGTGAAAAGCCTTTTGATTGCCTCTGCAGCCCACGGGGAGACGTAGCCTCCGCTGAAATAACACCCAAAGAGAACTGACAGGCGAGTGACGACAGGAGGTATCTTGTCGACAACACCGTCTCGGTCCTCAGTTGGATTGTAACACAGCGTGGCAAACCACTCCTCAGGAGGTTTGACAGGCACCCAAAAGAGATGAAGCCTCTTTTCTTCATCACGGAGCTTGAGTTCATGCCCCACATAGCCCAGAAACTTGACTGGCAACGGAACCTTGTCAAGGTCCCACTCCACCCAAGTGTCTGTCCCTGGCTTGAGTTGAAGTCCCAAATCACGCTTTACCAGCCCCCACCGTAATGCGGACCACGCTTTGAGATCTTCTGCGTTTTTGGACTTCAAGCCTTCGCTCTCATCGTCTTTAAAGACCTTGCACGCCAACGCCGACGCACAACAGTCTATCAAGGTAGTGCCAACAACACCTGAGTTGAGGCCGCTAGTCTTGACGACGGTGAGTCCACCCTCGACCACAACCTTGGTAACCCACGCTAATTTCATGTGAATAGACAAAATATTCTTCCATCTTTCACTGAACTTTTCGCGATAGGCATCCTGGTTGAACCGGGAGTAGATCCACGCCCAATCGGGTATGAGAGACATATCGAGAAATTGACAGTCCGGAGCACACGCAAAGGTCCGCCCTCCAATCTTAAACAGCATGAGAATATCATCGCCGTACACGAGAAAGGAGAACCCTTGTGGTTGCTTACGTGCCCACTCCTGCAGTCTACGCAGTCCGCCATGCGACCACGAAAACCGAAGAGCAGAACACGACATCGGATCTTCCCAAAAAGAGGCAATGCTCTTCTGGAGAGGCTGTGTATACACCTGGAAGAGAAAACTCACTCCAGCCGGGAACCGATAATAAGGCCGAACCTTCTTGGGGAGATCAGCCCTTTCCATGATAGCATACTTATTGGCTAAGCATGCCACGAAAAGGTCCTCATTCTCTTTGAAGAATTTGGCCAAATCCTCGAATTTCCCAGCAACGAGTGCGATTCTCTCTGCCCAGCTGTGCCACATCTTCGCCACAGAGACAGTTGTCTTGATGCGAGAAAAATGCTGCTTACGCACTCCGGATAGGAACGGTGCGCCGGCACTAGACTTGTAATTGATGTCAATATCCACGTCCTTCAACTCAACGTTGCCAGAAAGATCTGGGAGCATGTCCCGTCTCACCGGCAGCATCTTGTTTATCCACGCGGCGGCATGGTCTCGATTAACGTCCAGTTTTGTGACCTTTCGGTCTTTGAACGCCGTCTGCAACCTTGCACACAAGCCTTGAAACGACCCACCTGCCCACAACCGTGCGAGCACGTAAGCGCGAGTCTTCTCCATCACATCCTCCGGAACTTTCATCTCGTATCCAACCTGTTGCATGATGGCATAAAACACTGAGTCTTGTCTCCCAAACTGCCATGTCATCATGTTCTTCACGACGCTCCCCTGGGGGGGAAGCAAATCTGAAGGTCCCTCTCGCTTGTTGACCACACTGTACCCCATCTTAAAAACCGGAACAGCCTTGATCATCTCTTTGATCTCATTTGGCTTCGGTTTCTTCGAAGGAGCAGGGAGTGCAGGCATCGGCTTGACCCTCGAGTCAAGAGTCCCACCAGCGGTGGCAGGAACAACTTTCGATGTCTTCGTCTCATCGTACTCCTCACCAAGGAGTTCTTTCATTTTCTTCGTTTCTTTCGATACTTGGTAAGGAACAGCCATGATTCGTTGATATCGTCGGGGGGGTTGGGGGTTTGTCAGAATCTATAGCTCCAAAGAGCCACTGACTGAAGAGGAATATGGAATCCCCTGTCCGCGGTTTTACGCCTCGCACGGCGGGGTGGCACCTTACGGGTGCCAATCGCCCACAAGC